TTTATCAATATTAGCTTTAACTTGTGCATAAACTGTTTGACTTGCTTGTGTTGCATTTTGATCTTGTGTAACTGCGGCTGTTTTATCTGCGGCTGTTTTAGCTGCTCCGGTTAAATTTGCTGCAGGTGCAGTGCCTTTTGGTCCTGCGGCATTAATATCTTTAGCTGCTGGTTGTTCACCTGCGCCACCGCCAGGAGCTGTAGCAGCGGGTGCTGCTCCGCCCGCTGGTGCAAACTGTTGAGAAGATGCTGCCGGTGCTGCCGCTCCACTTGCTGCAGGTGTTGCTGCAGGTGCTGCCGCTCCACTTGCTGCAGGTGTTGCTGCCGCTCCTCCGCCACTTGTCTCTGGAGGATCTTCTGGATTTGGATTTGGATCTCCGGCAACTGTAGCCTTCCCTCCACGGTATCCTTTCTTAAATGCTGACCCTAGTCCAGCAATACCGCCTGCTACTGCGCCGACACCTTTGGCAACTCCACCTACTGCTTTACCAACTAAAGTTCCTGCTTTATCAAGCATTGGTCCTTCTTCGAGGTTCTGACTTTCAGTTAATATTATTTCATTGATTCTCATTTTATGCTGTTCCTAATTGTTTGGTGATATACTGTGAAAGACGTTTTTTGTCTTTGGCAGTCATTGACGCAATCATTTTTTCAAGTGCTGCGGTATCTACTTCAGCTGGCGTTTCTGCAGCAGCGCCGGGTGCTGGAATTTTTAAATCAGTGTACACTGTTTTTACTATGTCATCACTAACTCCAGCGGTGGTTAATATCTTTGCCACTTCTTCGCTGTCTGTAGGGCTTCCAGCTTTCTTCCAGGCTGAATTTAATTTGTCAGCAGTAACGGAAGTAGTTAGATTTTTTCCAACGGTTTTTAATTTGTCTATGCCTTTGCCTGCTACACCTTTAACTTTATCCCATATTGGACCTTCGTTCAATTGTTGTGTAACAGCACGATTAAAAATCATATACACCTGTCCTTCACTTAGTGGACGAGTCTGCACATAATAACTTTCCTTAGCAGCTTCGACCGGTTTTCCCTGCTTGTCATATCCAGCTGCACCGGTAGCTGCCCCTTGGGCTGCTGCTGCAAGACCTGTAAACAAATCATTGAGTTGTCTAATCTTAGCCCCAGGATCTTCTCCCATTGTTTGATATGTTGCATTAGTAATTTCTGTAGCAAAAGTTTGAGCGTTACCGAATGCTTCGTATGCAGCTTCAAAATTTCCTCTATCCCATTGTTTAGCAGCACTGCTCCACATTTGATTGAACTGACCTAACTGTTCTTTTGTCCCGACTATGTGTGCATCACGGAATATGTTAGGTAATCCATTACCTATATTCTCTTGATAGAAATTCAGAAATCCCTGTACTGGTTGAGGATCAAAATATTCAGCGACAGTGGCAACCATTTTTCCAACAGCTTCCATTGATTTGCCAGCAAGCCATCCCACTGCCGCAGCTTTTAGGCCTTTACCAATAGCTGTGGAAAGTTTTTCGCCTTTTATTAATTCAGACGCACCTTTAAGCACTTGACCGGCGATAGCACCGCCAACTGGTCCGCCTGCTAGAGATGCTAGCACAGTTAGCAAACCAATAATTGCTGCACTCTTACCTGGATTTTCCTTCATCCAAGTACCTAATCCTGTTAGCTGTTGATCTAGTTTAGGAAACTTTGCTCCAACTTTAGCCTTTAGATCTTCAAATTTCTGATCCATAAACTTTACAGGAGCAGTATCTTGTAGATATTTGCCAACTTTGTTAATTGCATCGTTTACCTGACCAGGTATGTCTACAGCCTTGCCCAACATAGTTCTATTGCCGCCGGCAGCAGTGGCTGATTTTTCAACATTACCAAAGATCTGAGTAATCTGATCAGCAGTAAGGCTAGCTTCAATCAAAGGCACGAATTCATTATAGATGCCTTCTACAATGCGCCTTTGTTCGAGATTTAGTCCATCACATGACTCTTTAAGAATCTGCCTAGATTGTTCAAGTTGTTTTTCTATTAATATTGAAGTTAGTCGCATTAAATCATTAATCCTAAGATCTATTGTTTATTTATTGTTATTAATGAGCTAAAGCTCATTTTCGTTTTCGCTGTCGCTCAACGATATTTGTCTTCGACAAAGCAATTTATAGGCAATGATTAATGCGAAGCATTTTAAGTATTATGCAGATTGTTCAGTCACACTTTGCCCTTGCGGGCAAAAATATGTAGCATTATGCGAGTTGCACAGTACACTCTAGCGTTACAGCATTACCAAGGCGGTCGTCCGGTACCTTTAGCTGCGTCTTTATACGACGGCGGGTCTATGTACATACGCTGACACATACATAGCCGTGGGTATTTCTCCCTCTTTTAGCCTTTTAAATTACATTTTTTACACAGCAAACCAGTTATAGGCATATCTGATCATCGTCCGGTTAAGGATAGTGCTGTACAACCTCTCTGCCAAGGTAGAGAATTCCATTGACTGTGATCCGAGATCCAGCTTTAAGGGCACAATATAGTCGCCAGTGCGGGCTTATTTGGCAGTTAAATTGCCTGATTTGTTGGCCTGTGATTGCTCTAAGAGACGTTGTCTAAGTATGTTTGAACCGCCTACTCTAACGTTTATAATGCCGTTATAGTAGTCATCTGTTTCTAAAACTCTGCGTTCAAATTGCTCTCTTGCTTCTAAGTAACTTAGTTCTGCCTTGGATTTGCAAAGATAAATGATTTCTCTTGTGAATTTTTCCGGACCTAATGCTTGGACGTCTGCGTTTAACCTATCAGATGAACCCCAGTATTCGCGCCAATCGCTTTCTACTGTGCTTCTTCTTTTGAGTTTTTTGCCTTTAAGTGGGGGTTTAGTACGTTTGAATTGTGCTAATTTCTTGCCTATGTACTTTTGTCCGGTAGTTGTGTTGGTGATGAGATAAACAAAGCCAATGTAGCCTTCTGGTATTTCGTTTACTGGTTGATTTTGATAAGTCCATTGCACTCACTTAGTTACCTTGGGTGGTCGACCTACCATGCCTTTTCTGGATTTTTTACGTTCTTCTCTTTTTTCTTGTATTTCTACACGCCTAATTGATGCTTCATTGCGTATTTCTGACAGCCAATGTCGTGCCTTGATGCCTGCTTCGTCTGAGCCTCTGTGTTCAAATCTAGTTTGCCACTTAAAATATTCCTGAAAAGCAGCAATCATCTTATCATGCGCTTCTGTTGTCAAGCAACAATCTCCACATCATTTGAATAACTGGTAAAACCGTTTTCCTTAATGACTTTTAACACGTGATTAACACGACTGGCTAGGTCATCTCTGTGCGATATCAAGAATACATTTTTATCTCTTTCTCGAGTCATTTTCTTTAACACAGCAATAGACGCCTCAACACCGTTGGCATCCATACCAGAGTCTACTAGTTCGTCAATAAACAACAGGTTAATGCTGTGATATAAATTTTCCCATACATCACGGAACGCCCACGATAAGGATAGGATCAGACGATTGCGTTCACCTCTACTGAGATTGTCAAAGTCCAAGTCTTGCCCAAGTTGTGTAATAATCACTGTTAGATCGTTTTGAAATTCCACAATATGCGGCAGTCCAATCTTGTCAAGATAATAGGTCAGTCGCTGATTTAAAAAGGCCAAGTTTTGATCAATGATACGTTTGCGTATAAAAGAATCTTTGTTTGTCAACAACTTGTACAGGAATTCTTGATGTTCTTTGATACGAACTAGACTGTTTACAGTATTCCATTCTATTTCTTGTACTGCTGTATTTTTTAATTCTTCAATTTGTTCTTGATAAGGATTGGTTTCTGCATCCTTGATAACAAGATCACGTTCTAAACCGTCGAGTGTGTTTTTGTGATTCAATGCTTGTTCTAGACTGTCATAGGTAACAGAAGGACATGCTTCGACCACGCCCAGCGAATCTAGTGCTGCTTTGAGATCAGTTAATTCTGTTTGATGTACAGCAACTCCATCTGTAAATTCTGTGACCTGTCGGGCTTTTGCAGTCATCATAGTTTCATGTTTTTCATCGTGCAGATCTTGTCCGCAACTGTGACACTTGTGTTCTGCAAGCGATACTAACTCTGCCTGTGCTTTTTCTAAACTGCGCTGCTCTCTTTCTAGAGCCGCAGTCTGTTTGGCAATCAAGGATACGACCGCACTGCGGTCTTTCTGATTTTTGTTCCACTCAACTAGTGCTCGTTGATTTGCAATTTCCACATCGATGTCAATGTCAAGTAGCCGTTCAATGGCCTTGCTTAGATTGGCTAGTGATGTTTCCTTTTGTTCGTCCCAAATTTTAAGTTTGCGTTCAAGAGCATCAATGCTCTGTTGAATACGATCATTGGAAATTTTAATAGTTTCGATCTTGGTATTTTCAGAATTGATACTGTCTTTGCTGATGCGTATTGCTTCTTTGAGAGATTCAGCCTTTTCACTGAGTTGAGTAATGCCTAATAGCTGTTCAATAATTGCACGTTGATCAGCTGCTTTCATGCTAAGAAACGGTTCTGTGTAAGTGTTCAGTGCCACAAGATGCTTAAACATATCGTGGCTCATACCAAACACTTCTTCAATGGCTTTTTGTGTTTCTCTACTATCACCTTGACTTTCGTCTTGATCGTCGGATTTCATTTCTGAACCGTTGATAGTGAATTTTAACACATTAGGTTTACGACCTCGCTCGATGTGATAGGTAGTTCCGTCCTTTTCAAAAGACATTGTGACCAACATGCCTTTGCTGTTGATCTTGTTAACAAGATTGTCTTTCTTGATGTTGGTTAGGGCGTTGCCGTAGATAGCATAGCTAAGGCCGTTAATAATTGTGGTCTTACCAGTACCGTTACGAGCACCGCTGTCGTCACCACCTAAGTCCAAGTTCTCGCCTAAGACCAAAGTCAGTTGCCCTTTGTCAAAATCAATAGCCTGAGTTTGATTGCCCACGCTCATGAAATTACGCACGGTTAAATTTTGAATTTTTATCATAGGTTGCTGTAGATGCTCAATAGCATATTTTTATCGTAGGAGTCACTGTCAATGGCAGATATTTGATTGATAACAATAGTATCAACACTTTCAAAGTTAATATCGATAGGAACCTGATTGGATTCTACTTCTACCTTTTCTGGTATTAGCATGAGTTCACGCAGTTTATACTGCGGAATAAATTGTTCTTTGATAAAGTTTGCTTCTTCAAAGCTGATAGGCAAGTCGATGGTAACACGACAATGCATCTTTTCACGCAACAGTTTATCTGGAGAGTCAATGATCTGACTGGTTGTCCTGGCCAGGTTTTATATTCTGGCTTGCCGCCCCATTCTAAAATCATCATGCCACGTTCATCATCACCGCTGTCTGCATAATTATGCGGAAACGCATTGCCAATGTATACAATATTGCCGCCTTGCTGACGCTTGTGAAAGTGGCCAGTAAACACATATTCTTGGTTGACAAAGTGTGAACGCTGAACTGTTCCGTGATCAGGCATCTGCACCATGGCGTTCATATAAAAACTAGGTAACTCCAAATGTCCAAACAAATACCTGCTCTTGATGTTGGGAATAGTTTTCCATTCGTCTTCAACCAGCCAAGGCATAATAGTAACATCGCCTAGAGTTAGCGTTTCTTTAATAGGCACAATGTTAGGGAACAATCGCATAAACTCAATAGAGTTAATTTCACGTTTGTCTTTGTAGAACAAGTCGTGATTGCCTAGAATGAAATATACTTTCTCAAACGACTGACTTAGTTTTTCTAAGTTTGACACAGTATAATTCATAGTACTCACATCAGTGGTACTGCGATTGTGGTGCCAGTCACCTAGAAAGATTGCAGTTTCGCAACCTTGTGCCTTGGCAGTATCACAAAACCAAGTGACAAAATCTTCGCAATCTTGATTGTGAGTTCTGCTACCAGATTTTAATCCGAAATGAATATCAGTGAAACAGGCTACTTTTTTGAATAATGACATAGAATCTCCTTAGTTATTGTAACACATTTACAACAGCTAGGTCAATCCCAATCACTACCATCTACAGATCCAGTACTCACAGCACCGCCTCCACCGCCACCGCTTGACGCATTTTGTCTAGTCCAACTGGGATTCATTCCGTTGATTTCTAAAATATCGTCACGAATATTTTGATTGCGTTTTTCAATGTTGATGATTCTAACAAATGAATTGGTAACTGCGGCCGTATAGTAGGCAAAGGGATTGTCGGATTTTGATTCATCAAACTGTAGACCAATTTGTGTTAGCTGTAGAATGGCCTGACCACGCATTTCATCGTTGTAGGTGTAACCTCGAACGTTACCTCTTGTAGCATATCGCTCGCATAGTTTTAAAAACATACGAGCTAGATTGTTGGTCATTTTTCCGTGTTCTTTATTAAAAGCGCCATTTATTAAATCGCCCTTCCAGTGGCTTTTACCTACACACACCAAGTTATTGCTGTCATCAAACTTCCAATGTTGGAAAGGAGGAAAGTTTACTTTGTCGTGACTGTCAGCAGTATTCTTCAAGGTCTTTTTACGACCAGGAGCCAGGGGAATATGATCAAACGTCATTATTCTAAATACAAGATCACTTTTTGCCACTTTCTTGTAGTCAACTTCAAATTCTTTAGCAGGCATTTTTTTACCGCTTGCCAGCTGTGCCTGCTCTTGTGCAGACTTTGACAATTTGGCTGCTTTGTTTCTTTTGGCTTCTGCAATCGTGCGTATGTTGATCTTTGATAAATCAGGTACAATTAAATCATAATCTGCGTACTCGGGTTTTTCAAAATAACAGTAGGTATTTTTGCTTAAATGTATTTCTTTTAGTAAATCTTTATTAGTTAGGTACTTGATTTTAGGTACAGTAGTTATCATATGAGTTCTCCTATTACTTATATTATAGCACATTTTTTCAAGAATAAATAGAGTATACGGAGATTTATTATGCCATTGTCAATTAATCCGCAAGCAAAACTTATTGCATCAGTGTCTGAAGCTGTATCCTCGGTTACAAATTCAGCCAATGTTTCTGCAGTAGGGGAACAGTTTGCTTCGCTCAAAGCTGATTTAGATACAAAAGTAGGTCAACTTGGAGGAGCGTTAAACAGCGGTGTAGGTCCTCTTGGCGGCGTGACCGGTGATCTTCAAAGCGGTGCTAATCAAATTGCTGGATTTGCAAAAACAGCGTTAGGCAATGTGGCGAATCTTGCACAGAGTCTACCTAGTGCAGGAGACCTAGCAAATCGAGCTGCTGACATTGGAGCCAGTATCAGCAAACTAGGATTGTCAGCAGGTGGTCTCGGGTCTGGATTACAGTCACTGGCTACT